GGCGGATGAAATCCGGCGTGGTGGCGCAGATCAACGCTCACGAAGTCAGCGGCCAGGGTGCCGTCATCGCCTCAAGCTTCAACAAGCGAGGTCAGGTATTCAACTCAGACGGCTCGCTCCAGCCGTACGCCTTTTTTAAGAAAGGCAAAAAGGGCGAAACGGCGATCAGCGTGGGAGCCACGCCTGCTGGCGGCATTCGTCGGATCGCTCCGGTGCAGACGGCACTCCGCGAAACGCAGCCGCAGATTGCGGCAATCCTGCAGCAGGAACTCCGCATCTCGCTGGAGCGTGCTATCGACGCCATCACGTTTTCGTCGAGTGGAACCGTGGGCGGCGTGATCGGGGAATAGCCATGCTGAAATCACCAGAGCAAGCGGCGGCAAGGGCGATCATCGCCGATCCAGCGGTGGCCATGATTCTCGGCCAGCGAGTCTGGCCCGTGCTGGCCCCAGCCTCGGCGTCGCTGCCGTTTGCTACGTGGCGTCGGACAGGCGTGACGCGGACTCAGGGGCTTGGGGGCCCGATAGGGGCAAGCTCGGTACAGCTGGCCGTTGACGTGTACGCCACCACGTACGAAGAGGTGCGAGAGGCGGCAGACGCGATCCGCTCATCTCTGGATGCATGGGGCGGTGCCGTTTCAGAATACGTAAGCGTTCGGAACGTCAGCCTGGACAGCGAGTCCGACGGCTTCGTTCAGCTCGCAGGCGGCGATCTTCCGCCGGTGTACCAAGTAACGCAGTCCTACTCGATCCTCTGGCAGGAGACTTAGCAGATGCCTTTCGAGACTCCGCATGATGGTGCCGGCACAGTTCTCACGTTCGCCGGTTCGACGTACACCGTCACCAACATCGTCGTATCGGCGACTGATCCGACTGCCGAGGACGAGAAGATCAATGTCAGCCACCTCGGCCAGACTGCTGGCGAGACTGCCAAGACGCTCGACCTACCGCTCGCGGGCTCCGTGTCCGGCGACACCGGACAGACCGTGCAGTTCGACTACGTCGGCAAAACGCTGATTGCCGACCGTGCGACCGGCACGCTGGCGATCACGGTGGGCGGCACTTCGCTGCTCAGCCGGGCTGGCACCGTGCAGAGCTCGACGCTCACGCTGGCGACGCAGGATGCGATCCGAGGCCAGGCGACGGTTCGCATTGCCCGCAGCTAAGCCGTGACGGAGGCCCGTCATGGCAACCTTTGCTTCGGGCGTCACCGCTACGTGGAATGGCACTTCGTTCGGAGAGGTGGCCGAGCTCGTCGTGACGCACGGCGGCTCGCTGCCTCTCGCTCGTGCCAGTACGTGGACGCTTGACGTTGGCACTATAGAGATGAAGTGCCTGCACACGGCGAACATCTCAGCCACCAACTACGGCAAGCGTGGCACCGTCACGATTAGTGGCGGCGGCCTTGGCTACACCGGCACAGCGGTGCTTGAGAAGTTCACGCTGACGGGCGTGGTGAACGACGTGGCACGGTACGCCGTGACTCTCAGACTTCAGGGATAACACATGCTCAGCGTTTCTGAACTGGCCGCACAGATTCTCGCCGCCGACGACATGCCGGTGCTCAAAGTCACCGTCAAGGAATGGAAAGGCGGCGACGGCAAGCCGCTCGTGCTTGGCATCAGAGTGATGACCGTGGAGGAGCGGGACAGCTACGAGCGCGAGTGGATCGGCAACAAGGAAAAGGGCGTGGACAACTTCCGCACGAAGTACCTTGCCCGATGCCTCTGCCATCCCGAGAGCGGCGAGCGGCTGTTTGACGAGAAGGGCATTGAGGCCCTGGCGAAGAAGTCGGCCGCCGTGGTGTCCAAGTTGTTTGAGAAGGCGATGAAGCACAACGCCATGACCGAGAGTGACGTGGAGGAACTGGCAAAAAACTAAACGCCCGGCCGACGAGACGGTTTCTGTTTCGGCTGGCTGGGCATTTGGGCATGACGGTGCGGGAACTGTCACGCCGCATGGACTCGCAGGAGCTTTCCGAGTGGATCGCCTTCACTCGGTACTACCAAGCCCTGCCTGATCCGTGGCGGCAGACGGGCCTGCTCACCAGTGCCGTGCTCGCACCGTACAGCCCGCAGGGCAAAGCACCGAAGGCCGAAGACTTCAACCCCATTGAAAAAGCCCCGCAACACGTAGACCAGATGAGGGCCGAGCTTCAGAAGCTGCTGGCCTTCGCCAAGGACTGATGGCAAACATTCTCTCACTGGCGATGAAGATCAACGCCGACGCCTCTGGCGTTGTCAAGAATCTCACGCCTGCAGAGAGGGCGTTGGAGAGGCTGGCGGGGGAGGCTGACAAGGTCACGAAAGTTTTTGATGAGTTCGCCGGCACCAGCAGTGCCGCAGCGAATGCTCAGGCACAGGCTGCAGAATCGCTGCAAATCCTGACCGCTCAGTTGAAATCTGGGGCCATCAGTGCCCAGCAGTTTGCTCAGGACTATGCCGAGCTTTCAGCCGAGATCAACAAAGAGGCTGCCGCGTTTAAGCGGGCGGCCCAGATCACCGAAGCGAATCTGTCTCCGACTCAGCGTTACGAAGCGGCTGTGGCTGAGCTCAATGCTCAGTTGCGTGCTGGCCGCATCTCGCAAGAGACCTACAACCGTGCGATGGAAAAGGCTCGCGCTGACTTAGATCGTGCCGGCACGTCGGCCCAAAAGACCGACAAGAGCATGGAGTCTCTCACTCGCAACGTTCGATTTCTTGCTGGTGTTGAGCTTGGCAGATTGTTTGTTGGTGGCGTGCAGGCAATCGGCAATGCCATCCGCGACGTAGCCACACGTATCACATCGCTCGTAGCCAGCGTCAATACGTCGCTTGACTCGCTCAACGATTTCTCTGCACGCACGGGCATCGGCGTTGAGGCGTTGCAGGGATACTCGCTCGCAGCCAAGTTAGCCGGCGTGGACACTGAGCAGTTTGGGGCGGCCGTCCAGAAGTTGGCAGTAAGCATCGGCAAGGCTACGCCGGGCGACGCCCTTGATAAAGCACTGAACGGCATCAACCTATCGCTTGCTGACTTGCGGGCACTCTCGCCAGAGCAGCAGTTTTCTGAGATCGGCGAGGCCATTTCGCAGTTGCCGACTGCTGCCGACAGGGCAGCTGCTGCTGTGGCTATTTTTGGCCAGCAAGGTGCCGCACTCGCACCTTTGTTTCGCGAAGGTGCCGCCAGTATCGAAGAACTGCAGGCCCGTGCAGAGCGGCTCGGCATCATCGTGAGCGAGCAGCAGGTTGGCAACGTGGCCGACATGAACGATGCGTTCGATCTTGTCCGTGCCACAATCGACGGAATCATTGGTCAAGTGATCGGCAATCTCGCCCCAGCAGTCACCGCCGTCACAGATCAGTTTTTGCGGTTCGTCGAAGAGTGGAGCGGTGCCCAAGGCGAAGGCGGCACGGGCATCGCCAATGCCATCACAGACGTGCTGCTTGAAGGTGCCGAATACTTTGCCGGCATCTTTGATCTGTTTGTTGAGAACTTCGGCGATCTTGGCGAGACGTTTGCATTTGCCGCCGACGTTTTTGATCTCACCAGCAAAATCCTGCTGTCTGCCGCCGAGGGGCTGCGTGCCGGATTCAACGCCGTGCAGCTTGGCATCGACGCCCTGCTGATTGGCTTTGGGAAGATCGTTGAGTCTCTTGGTAGTTACGTTAGCGACGATCTTGAGCAGTTCGGCGCAGGGCTTGCGGCTGCGTCAGAAGAAAACGCAAAGCGTAACGCCACAGAGATGGAAGCTGCTGCGGCCAATGCTGCAGAAACCTTCAACAACATTTTCACCGGAGGAGACGGCAACGCTGTCGCCGCTGGCCAAGGAGCCGCCCAGCAGTTTTTAAGGGGGCTGCGGTCAGAGATCGAGAACGCACGCAGTCCAGAAGTCAAAGTGCAGGCCGATCTTGGCGATGCTCAAGAGCGGCTCGACGTTTACTTCAGGACTGCCGAGAACGGCGGCTCTGCGTTCTTCCAGCAGTCCGCCGAGACGGTTGCCAAGTTCCAAGAGATGGCCGCCGCAGGCGGGCTGACTGCTGACCAGATTGCGATCATGAACCGCTTCATGGATGATTTGAATGGAAAACTGAACCAAGAGATTGCCGCTCGGAAGGACGCGGCTGCGGCTGCCGCTAAGCAGGGGGAAGACGATGCGAAGCGTATTGATTCTCTGTTGAAAACAAGTGATGCCGCCGCCAAGGTTCGAGAAGACTTAGACACCGTATCGCGTGAGCAAGCCCGAGTATCTGAGCTGCTTGCTGACCCGCGAGCCTCTGCTGCGGAAATATCAGCCGCGCAAGAGCGACTTGAAGAGCTTGAGCAATTGCAAGGCTCGCTTGCCGAAAAGGCGCAGGCGGCATCGCAAGGATTTAGCGAAGGCTTTGGCAAGGCATTTGAATCAACAAATAGCGGCCTTACGTCGCTGATTGTGAAATCGGAAGAGTTTGGCCAGGCCGGTGCCGCTGCCTCGGAGCAACTGCGAGCCGGCATTGAACTCGCACAGAACCAAGCCGCAGGCGGCATTTTGACAAAAGAGGCGTACGATCTTGAGGTAGAGCGACAGAAGCGATTCTTTGAGCAACGGATTGAGCAAGTTAAGCAAGAGGCCGAGGAGCGACTTAAGACACAGAAGGCTGTGGAAGACATCTTGTTTGCGGCGCAGTACGGATACAACAGTGAGCGCATTAAGGCTGCTGAAAACCTTAACCTCATCAACCAAGAGATAGCCGCAACAGAGGAGCGTGTCGCCGCTGCCCGCGCCGCCGGTGACCGCGAAGAGATCAACGCACTGTCGCAGCGGCTGCAAGCGTTAGATCAAGCAGCGGCACGAGAGCAGGACATCGCCAGCGGTCGCGCGAAGGAAAGGGAAGAAGAAGAAAAGCGCGTCAAAAAGATAAGGGAGGGAATAGATAAGGAACAAAAAAAAGCGCAAGAAAAGTACGCCAAGGAGCAAGAGCGTATTCTTGAACAGCAGCGCAAGGCCGCCGAGGCCGAAGCCAAGCGGCAAGAGGAGCGGCTTTCCAAGCTCAACACGCTTGGCGACCAGACCATCAACGTGCAAGACATCCGCACCTCAGAAGGAGCGGCCCTTGTGCTCAATCTTGCAGCCGCCGCGCAAGACCCGGCCCTCGTTCAGCAGAGGCTGCAGACCAAATTGCTGCAAGAAATAAACGCGGCAATACGGCAGTCGGCATTGGATAACCTCAACCCTCGCAACGTGGTTGGAATCATCAACTGAGGCACTATGGGCATTGCCACGGTAACGGAACTGGCGAGAACGTACGAAGCCGACATCAGCGGGCGACCCGTTGCCAAGCGGACATTCGCAGTCACATTGACGAATGACACGCTTGAGGGATCGCCACCAACCGAGACTGAGCTGGTTGTAGCTTGCCAGGTAGACAACTGGGGCACAGCCCATCCAGGCATTCCCGCCATCGGCCTGCGAAAAGTCACAATCACCGAGCGGTTCCAAGACTCTCCGTATCACGTCCAGTTGGTTGCGGAGTACGGCCCGGGCACATCGGACGAGCTTCTTTCGCCTACGCTTCGCCCAGCCCGATGGATTTTTGATGCCCAACCGAGCGAGATTCCTGCTCTGTTTTATTACGACGGAAGCACTAGGCGGCCGTTGACAAACAGTGCGCACGATTTCTTTACAGGGCTGACGACTTCGGAGCAAATCATAAAGGCGACAATCTCGAAGAACTACGCGACTTTCCCATCAGCGCAGGTTAACGCTCAAAACAGCGTCAACAGTGCGTCCTACTTGGGATGCCCGCAGCACTCGTGGAAAGTTGTTGGCGTGCGGACGGAGCAGGTAGTTGAGATTTACAACCTAGTCCAAGTTAACTACTGGGCCACTCAGGTAGAGATCCACTACAGACAGAGCGGCTGGAATCTGCAGCTGCCAGACGTTGGGTGGAACTATCTGGCAGGCGGGCAGAAGCGACGCGCCATGGTATACGATTTTGAAAACGACGAATGGGTCGCCAGTGCTAATCCAGTTGGCCTTGATGGTAGCGGAAATCAGACGCTCGGCGTTCCTGCCTTGCTAGATCGCCGCGTGAATCCAGAAGCCAACTTTGTGCAGCTATTTGGGCAGCCGCCATCCTGATATGAACGCAGACGGCTCGTACGACCCTGTACGGTTCACCCGCGAATCCGCTAGGCGGATTGCTCGCGTGGTGCGTGCTGCTGAGGCTGCGCCGCCAGCGGCCAAGCCGCTGTCGTTTGATCCATTTTTTAACGCTCGCGTGCCTAGGCAGGTGCGAGCCGCGACGTTCTCTGGCTCGTGGCCGATTGGCTCCAGCAAGACGGTGACGTTCTCAAATGCCCCTACTGCAACTGCCACGGCTCAGAATCTATCGTGGCCGATCACTGAGGCAGGCTACTCAAACGAGCCCTGCATTGTCGGAAAGGACGGCACTGCGTGGTATCTCGTTGTGCCACGCCTGCAAACCGCCACGTCCGTGTTTGTGACGGCTACGCAGCAGCGCACGATTGTCTCTGAGACGGCCTCGCAGAATGTCTCGACTGGCTTGTCTCAGGGAACCTATGCGTCTGGCGTCCAGACATTCGCTGCCGTCACAGACGTGTCGATTTCCGCAGAACTCAACACAAATAGCTGTGCCATCACGATTGGAAAGACGTTGACCACAAGCGAGATTCGGGTTGTGTCTGGGACCGCCACCGCTATCTTTGCCAGTGGCACAACGACGATCGCCGTATGCGGCACGACCGCCACGGCAGTCGTGATAGTTGGCACCGCCACGTCGTCATTCCTCCGCATCCGGGTGCCGTAATGGTGTGCCCGTGCTGCAATCCCTGCTCTGGGCCGTGCGCCTCAACTGAGGACTGTGCGCCGGGTTGCGCTTGCGTGTTCGGAGAGTGCATTCAATGCGCCGGGTGTTTGGCTCCATCAAACTGCACGCTGACGGCTGTTATAGAGTGGAGTGACAACACCACAGAGACAGTCACTTACCCAGACCAGGGCAGAAACCTAGGTGGTTTTTTGTTTGGTCCATGCCTCATTGGGTATTCCTACGGCGACGCAAACGGAAATACAGGGATAAAG